TACCATCGTTAAACCCCTCATCTTGGAAGTTCTGTTGGATAAATTTGAGTCCTTCTGTTTTAAGGACAATGGGGACATCATTAGCTACCAAGCGTGCGAGGGCTTCGAGTTTTCGGCGGAGTTCTTGTAAGTTGTTGTTAGGCATAATCACCAGTGGTTTTTATAGGTTTTGCGCCCTCCAAGTTTCATAAAAGGGGTGGGCGTATCGGGGGTACCGTCGCCATCGGTGTCTTTTAGGCGTTTGGGGAGGGCGACTTCTATTTCGCCTTTGGCTATCTTTTCAAGCCATAGCATCGCCTCATCATAGCGGAGCTTCGCCACTTGGTTGAGGGTTTTAGTTCGCCTTATATAAATTTCGTGGATAACAATATCTTTGAGGTATTTCAGTAGTATTTTGCTACGTTCGTTGCCCTCTTTGGCAAAAATAGCCTCTGTATCGTAATACTTGTACAGGTAAGAAGCCATTAGGTCTATGCTTTCAGCAATTATTTCGTTTACTATCTGCTCATCGCCTTGGGTGATAAGGTCTATTACCTCCTTAGTGGCTACGGTTTTGAGTTCTTCTTTGGTTAAATACATTTTAAATCATATTTAATTTGAGTTTCTTAGGCTTGTAAGGGTAGGGTGTTTGCCTATAAATGCGGGTGGTGAAGGTTATGCGATAGCTCATAATGCCGTCATCACTTAAGCGCAATTCCTCCTCTCGCACCTGCTGTACGGGTTTGAACTGCTCGCCTTGTAGGAATTGTATCGTATCGGTGATTTTGTCCAATATATCCAACTCCATAAGTCCCTCTTCGTGGTCGGCAGTTCCTAAGTGTTGGTCTGTCCAGCCGTCTTTGCAATAGAAGTCTATATGAAACTCACACTCGCCCTCTTGCACGTGCTGTGTCATTGTTTCGTAGGCGATAGGCATTACCTGAATGAGTGCAGCCGTCCATATTTCGGGATAGCCGTTTTCGGGGTTGTCAAACTGACCGCGTTGCAGGTCGATGAGCTCAATACCTTCAATAGTGGCAAGGGCTTGTTTTACTTTTACAAATAGTTCTTTTCTCGGTGTCATCAGTGTACAATTTTAGAAAATAATAAGGTTATACGTTACGCCTTTTGTGCTTAGCAATAAAAGGTCGCCAGCTTTGTAATGGGTTTTCGGAATAACCAAAATACTGTTGAGCAAGGGTAATGGCACGCTCTAAGGTATCGGGGGCGTCATCGTTTGAAGCCGTTCCTTTTTCAAAGGAAAACAGTTGCTTGGTAAAGGCGTTGTAGTCTTTCTCCGAGCGTTTGGGCAGCGTCTCGTCCCAGTACAATATTTTGCGAAAGAGCGCATTGGTAATACCTGCCGAAATGCGATTGTGTTTGTCGCCCTCCTGGTGCAAACCAATAGGGATATTAGGGCAAGCGTTGTCCTCGGCACTCTGCATAATAATAGGCGTATAGACCGCTTTCTGTGCCATAGTAGCATCAAAGAAGCCCATAGTGTTATAGCCTTTTTTAAGGTACTTTTTCACCCATTGGGCACGTACTTCCATAGCTGCATTAAGCTCACAACGTTGACAGAACACTTCTAACACGTACAGCTTAATACCTTTGATACCAATGAGTACTCCCGCTTTATAGTCGCCCGTAGTGGTATAAGACAAGTCCCAATGATCGAGCAAGCCGTCCCACGCCTCATTGTCCGCTATGCGTACCAAGGCAATATCTTTCGCCTTAAAGAGCTTGCCCTCCTCAATAGGGTTGTTGAAGTCCTCGCGCTGTGAGGTATAGTAGTCATCGTTGAGCAGAATGCGGATAATATCCTCCTTTGTATCGCGTTCCTTCCACGAGGGTTCCCACTCTATATCCATATAGTTCTCGCGGGTAATGTTGGCAGTAGCAAGGTTTGTAACTGAATCGTGCAGATGTGGACTATCTTTCCACTTGTCATAGAGGTAGTCCAATATGCCGTCTTTGACGATATAGTTGTTATTGATGATAAGCCTTCCTCGTTTGCGGTGAAAGGCTTTCACCAAGTCGCCCGTTATCTTCTTGCCATACTTCTCTATCATATCGGGGCGTTTGGCTCTATCCAAGTCCTCTATATCGTCTAAAATAGCCAAGTCGGGGCGATACATACCAAAACGCAACCCTCTGAAAGGTTGGTTAAGTCCCAACGCCTTAAAGTGCTTGCCGTCTGTGGTTTGAAAATCACCATCCGACCAATCGCCATAAGAAAGTTGCAAGCCAAAGTCCTTGATAAACTTCTGATTGTTCTCTAAGTGTGCTTGCAAGTCTGAGAGCAGTATTTTAGCCAAACCCTCGTTTGCCCCTATGAGGATAGGAAAGAAGGTGAGGTTGTTCTGCTTGAGGTGGCATATATTGCCCACGTTCGACTGTATGGACTTACCTGCACCCCTAAACTTCTTTCTGAATTGGCGTATAAACGGGTCCTTGTACAAACGAATATAGTCGTCAATGTGAAATTTAGGTGTCTTGGCATCGCCCAAGGGCAAACCACTGTCTAAGCCAAAATAGTAGTCGAAAAACTCACCATAGTTTTCGGGCTTTAAAAGTCGCTTGATACGTGCCTCTTGTTCGTCTGCTGTCTCCTTTTGGATAGCTTCATAGGTAAGCTCCCGTATCATTTTTGACTTCGCAAAATAGCGTTCTTTGGCTTCTTTGAGTTCTGTTTTAGTCATCGCCTCGTTGTAATAATTCGGTTATATACATATCAAAATAAGGACGTATGGTTTTGATAACTTCCATATAGGTTTCACGCTTTTTGCCCGTGCTTTGCCCTGCTTTCTCTAAGATAAAGTTAGAGAAGCCATCGAGGCTTTCCATAGTGTATACCGCAATTTTGTTATGGTCGGTAATACGGTCAAAAGCGGCAACAATTTTAGTGATATCATCCGCCTTATAGGGCAAGGGTTCGCCTCGCTCAATAGCTTGCGCACACTTGAGGGTAAGCTTGCGAATATTCGAGGGTTTAAGGGTTTGTAGCTCTTTCTCATCGTCCCATTTGCCCTCCTCTCTCCATTTGCCAAGTGTCTTTACACCTATGCCTATCATTTCCGATATATTGGCAATACTAAAGCCTTTGGTGAAAAGTTCCTTAGCCTGTGATTTCTTATAATCTGCCTCAACAGCTGTCAGTCGTGCCATATTTTATTGTAGTAATTCATTTATCTTGTTATTAATATCATCAAACTTCGCCACGTTGTTAGGCGCAAAGTTGCCAACTCCTGCAGGAGTTTGTATCACTGCCGTTTTAAGCTCGTTTAAAAGCTCGTTTAAAAGGCTTTTAAAATCTACTTCCCCGCGTTGCAGATGTACCCCCGCTTTGTCTATGGTAAGCTGAGTGTCTTCTATTCGTAGGCTCACACTCTCAATCTCGCTATAAGCGACTACATAATAGCGGTTTTCGTCTTCCCCAATTGAAGCAATCAATACACTACTACCTACCTTTGGGAAAAGGTAAACCCGCTCGGTATTATCGTTAATCACCGAAGCCAAGCGCACAGTATATTGTAGCTCATCATCTTTCACCACACACGTGCCTTGCACTTTGTCTACTGATACTACTTCTACGGCTATGGTAGGGGTTTTGCGTTTGCCTATCTGCCGAAGTCCTTCGGCTAATGCTCTATCTATGCTCATAATCGTGCTCCTATGGTTATTTGTCGGCGAGCCCCATTGCGCCCAAAGGTAGTTTCTACTTTCTTAATGAAGTAATGCTCGTCTATGTCTTTCAAATCTTTGTCAATAATATGTGCTTGCATACCGCGTGTGGCATAGGGTACTAAGAAACTCGTTATAGAGCCGTCAAAGCCGTCATATTTTAGCTTTTCCATTTCCGCTCTTGCCATAGCACGTAGTTTAGCCTCATCACTCACCACAGAGGTGTGAAAGCTTCTTAACTCACCATCAGGGTCACCCTCTTCAACTGTTTTCTTTTTGTTGTTTTTGTCAATGTAGGTATATCGTATTTTTAGCCTGCGCTCGTCCTTGGTACGATATTCCAAGTCATTCGCCACAATGTTGTAATTAAGGTCATAGTGTGCTGTTTGTCCTATATTGGTAAGTTCCGAGAGTCCTGCATATAGCTTGCCTTCATCGTTGATAAAGATACTTAACCTAAATTCCTCTTTGAGTTTCTCTAATACCTGCGTGCCGTTGGCATTGCGAATGAGCCATTGGTCTAACTGCATTTGTGGTATATTATCAGCCAAAACAATAGGGGTGTCTTTTACTACCTCCTGCAATACTTCTTTAAGGCTTGTCTTTTGCCACGATTTGTTGATGTTTTTTCGTCTAAGCAAATACATAGCGTCTTCACATTCTATGCTTACGGGAATGCTTGGCTTGACCTTCTTTACATAGCCTTCAAACTCTACTCCGCTATATACCCCCTCATAAGCAACAGTAATGCTCACCTTATCGCCTGCTTTGATAGCCTTTTCCGTATAGAGGCTATCACCTCCTTTAGCTACTTTAAAATGGGTGGGTAGTTCAATAGTACAGGTGTCGGCTAATTCGTCTACCGATTTGGTGATTTTCACACTATGTACAGCCTTAAAAGTATAGTCCCCTATTTTGATAATCGCTTGTAATATAAACATTAGTATAAGTTGTTAAGTTGTGTTCTTTTTTCGTCTAATTCGGCATAGAAATCCATATCTGATACAGCTTTGATGGTGTATTTCTGTATGCCCTCCTTGCCCTCCATTGCTTCAAAACTAATATCTTTCAAAACAATGTTACGAATATCAAAGAGGGTAAAGAGTTTGTTGCCCACTACCTCCAAACTCTCGTTCTTTTCAAACAAACGATTCAGGCTTTGCACTTGTGCTGTAGGGTACAAGTCAGGGTTGTTAGTGTCTATGCAAAGTCCCTTGATAGTAATTTGCCAATCTTCGGTGGCTATGTACTCCTTTACCTTACCCTTGCGGTGCTTACCTATGGTTGCTGTCTCTACAATGGTTTTAGTGAGTGAAAAGCTCACTAAAGGTTCGTTAGGGAAAAGTGTTTGCACTCCTGCTTTATCTGCTACTTTCAGTGTCATAAAATACTGACTGCCGTTGCTACGCGCCTCGCTAATATTCGAGAGACTTGGGAGTACATATTTTGTTTTATTGTTAGCCCACCACGAAGGGAATGCTGGACCTACATAGTCCAAAAAAGCCCGTGCGGTGAGTTCTTTGAGGTCAAATTCCATTATTTACTCTGTTTTATTAGTGCAAAGGTCATACATATAAAGTAGGTAACGAAATTAGCTCCCAACGCTTGGGCTAAATGAGTACAAGGTTTGGGCAAATTCACTACAAGGCTTGTTTGCCGATTTTTATACCTGCCAAAACCTACTGAATTTTGCACCAGAATTAAGCACGAACTAAAACCTATTTGCTAATGAAACACCAATTTATTATCAATACCGAAAATGTAAATAGCTATGGCTACCGCATCCTTACTGATGGTATTGACTACGCCCAATATATGCGCAACCCCGTTGTACTCTTTATGCACGAAAGAGGTGTCAATGCTTATAAGGGTAGTGAAGTCATCGGGCGTTGTACCAAACTATACAAGGAGGGAACTACTCTTATAGCAGAAGTAGAGTTTGACGAGCAAGACGAGTTTGCTAAGAAGATAGCAGGAAAGGTGGAACGTGGCTATATACGTATGGCTTCAATGTATGCTGAAATAAAAGAAGTATCTACCCAGCCACAACACATCTTAGAAGGGCAAGTATATGAGACTGTAACCGCTTGTAAGCTCGTGGAAATCTCCATTGTAGATATAGGAGGCAACGACAACGCTTTGAAGCTATCGAAAGACGGCAAGCCGTTTCAACTCAAAAAAATAGTAACTAATACATCAAACAATATGGACATTAAAGTGATAGCCCTTGCCTTGGGTTTGGGCGAAAACACAAAAGAGGATACGGTACTTAGTGCCCTACATAGCCTCAAAACTGACAAAGAAAAAGCAGAAGCCGAAGTAGTGGCTCTGAAAAAGACTATTAGCGAAACTCGCACTGCCGAAGCTACAACCTTGGTAGATAAAGCCGTACAATTAGGACTTATCCCACAAGCCCTCAAAGAAAGTCAGCTAAAGCAGTTTGAAGCCGATTTTGACGGACAAAAAGCAGTACTTTCTAAACTTGTAGCCGACAAAGAAGCTGAAAATACACAGCAAGGAAAGGCTAACACTGTACGTGAGGTAGTGTTAGGGGCAGGTGCAAAACCAACAGGCACAGCCAATGAGAACTTTGACTTTTTGCAAAAGCACAATCCTGCAAAGCTTCGCCAACTTAGAGACGAACAGCCCGAAGAATATGCCCGCTTAGCCAAAGAGTACGCCAATGGGGTACGCTACATCAAAAAGTAATTTAATAACCCTTTAAAAACAATTTAAACAAGTATGAAATTATCACTAAAAGCCTTATGTATTAATGTGGTTTTGGCATTCCTTGCCTCCCTTTTTATCGCCCCAGCTTTGGGTGCCTCAGTATCCTTGGTGGCTACAACTATCGTGGCAACTTCCACCGTAGCCCAGTACATAGCCCCAGAACTCTTTAAGGGTATTGCAATGGAAGGGCTTCAAACCGAAGTATGGATAGCAGGCATTAAAGAAAACCCTATCCCTAATAATTCGTTTGTTTATCAGAGCGTGGACTTGTCGCAATACGTAGAACATAACAAGCTACACCTTGCCGAAGCAGGCGTGGAGCCTCCTGTACACGAAGACTATTTTGCCACAGCTAATAACCCACTACCTGTTGCCGACATTGCCGATATAGCTAACGAGGTAGTGTTACACACTTACTCTACTGAGCAAACACGTCACCGCCAATTGCAGGAAATTGAGCTTGCTTACGACAAACGCTCCAGCGTGATACAACGCCACCGCGTATCACTGGCTAAGAACATCGGCAAGCGTGCCGCCTACGCGTGGGCTCCGAAAAAGGACGATGCTTGGAACAAGGTGTGCAACCTCGCCGCTTCCGACTCGGTGATTGACGCTATCATCGACATCAAGTCTTTTTTGGAAGGCAAAGACATCTACGACGGTATTAACATCTGCCTCAATGCCGACCACTTTGCACGTATCCGCAAAGAGGATAAACGCCTCTACAAGGATATTATGAACGAAAACCAAATGTACGGCATTAAGGTGTTCCGTTACAACCAAACACCCCTCTACACTAAAACTGGCGAAAAGAAACCTTTCGGGGCAACCAAAGACACCGACGACAAACAATCGTCTATCGTATGGGTTACCGACGAGGTATTCCGTTGTTTCGGCGATGTAGAGATGTATGCTACCCTACGTGACTCTGGGTTACAAGCTGATACTATTTCCTTCGCACAACGTGCCTTAGTAGGGGTTATCCGCGCCAAGAACCCTAAATATTTAGGAGCTATCTTATAGGAATATATAGTAGGGTGAGCGGACGAGTTCAATGGTATCCATACCTCACCCTACTCCTATATTAACTTTAAAAATAGAATACAATGACAACAGCAGAAAAAGCAAAACAATATTTTGAGGAAAATAAAGCGACAAAAGAGCTCTTTGCTACCTCCGATGGCTTCCTCTTTTTACTAAAGAAAGATGCGCAAAACCACTCACAAACCTTAGAGGATAGCACAGTAGATAGCTATACTAATGAGGTAGAAGATAAAGTAGTAACAGAAACACCAGACAAAACTGAACAATCAGACTCTGAAGGTGAGACTGTAACAGATACTTCAAAATTCAACTTTTTTAAACCTAAAAAATAATGGCATTACCTAAAGTATTATTCAATATTGCCAAAGACGGCTTAGGCAGAACTACGGCTATACAAAAAACTACTG